GGACGCACTGCCGAAGCACTTAAAGCTGATCTTATCACTATCATCCCGCTCAAGAACGAGATCGGTCAGGACACTGGCGATATCTCGATCTATGACAAGTCAAACCCTGCGGCTGGTGCCCAGATCATCCGACAGGATAAAAGAGGCGCTCCTCCTTCTGCAGTTCCGCTTCCCGGCTCTACGCCTGAAACTGGGGCGGCTACTGGTGTTCTGCCTGCGGCTCCTGCTGCGTCAGATGGTACAGCCAAGCCCGGAGCGAATGGTATTCCGCAGCAGAACCCGAAATACTTCGGCAACAAGGCGAGTATGTTCCTCGGTTCTGGTGTTGTGCCGTCTGCTCTCTCCGCTGCGTCAGCAGTTGGCGAACAGATCAGCCCGAAGATGGTTATCCCCGAAGGCGCACAGGCTAATGACCGACAAACCATGATCGACACTCTTCGCAGCAACCTTGCCGCGATGGGACAGCTCGGCGGCGGCATTGGTGTGAATAAGGGAGTGCTGGAAGGCTATCTTAAGCTCGCTCCGACTGGTGGTCCCGGTGAAAGTCCGCATGGTGCTATTCAGAAGGGCATTCGCTTATTCGAACATATCGATCAAGAGATACAAGCCGAAGAGAGCAAGTATCACAACGCTGGCTTGCCCATTGAAGAGCGTAAAGCGTCTCAGGCTCGTGCAGAAGGCTGGCGGCGTGTCCAGCGGTCGATGCCGACGTATGACGAGATGCAGAAGATGGAAGAGAGCATTCGAAAGGGCACTTCTGGTGCCCCAACTGTCGCTGGCGGTGTGAAAACGCTCATGGATGCGGGCTCAAAGATACTGCGAGAGGGCAAACAGCAGGCGGAAGAGGTCACTACAGCCGCTCCCGGTGCCCTTAAACCAATGAATTTCGACACCATGAGTACGCCAGAATTGCTCGCAGTAGACCCTCGTTCTCTCAAACGAGACGACAAGATCAAGTATCTGCGTAAGCTCGATGCACTGAGAAAAGGAGTAACCGTTGGCCCAGCCGTCACTCGATGATCGAATTGATGCTTTAAAGGCTCAACTACAGCCGGTAGAAGATACGCAGGCTCCCATCTCTACTGACAACAGTCAGGGACAGGGGCCGAAGCGTATTTACATCTATCCGCCCGCAGATAATGTGCCAACGGCTCAGCCCGGCCAAGTGCCGAACGCTGGCGGCAGCACTGACCCTAATGCGATCCCGGCAACCCCGGAAAACGTGGCTAATTCTGGTAGTGTAGTAGGTCCGAGTACCGGTAATGATGTTGTTTCTCCGCAAGGAAGCGACAATCCTAATGCTCTGCCAGAGGCTACTCCGATAGACAATACGGCACAGCTTATCGAGCAGAAGCGGCAGCAGGCACTAGAAGGACTGAAAGCTGACGGCTTCACAGGCTACACTCCGGATGTGAAGGCTGCAGATCACTCTCCTGATGATCAGAACGCCATTGGCTCTGCTGTGCAGGACATTGCGGCAGGTTTCAACGTCTCTCTTGCCAAAACTCTCTCGCTTCCTCGTGAAGCTGTTGATCAGGCAATGGGCCTGCTCGGCCTCGACTACATGCAACACGGTGGTCCGCAGCAGCAGACTATTGATGCCATGAACCGCATGGGCATCCCTGCTTATGAGGTGGAAAACCTCGCTAATAAGATCGGAAGAGGAGCCCTTCCAGCTCTCGCTACGTGGGCTGCAATGCAGCTCGCAGCACCTTCTATGGCAGCAAATACAGGCATGGGAGCTGTCTCCTACATCGGTCGAAACATCGGTGAGTGGGCGATGAAGCACCCTATCGTCGGTATGTGGCTTGGACAGACCTCTTCTGCCGGTGGCGAGATCGCAGCCGACAGTTTTGGAGATAACGGCTTCTCTCGGCTCGGCGGTGAACTCGCTGGCGGTATCGCTCCGGGTCTGATTAAGGGTGCCGCAGCTCTTCCGCTCAAGCTCATTCCGGGCAGTGGTCCTGCGCTCAAAGCTGGGGCGAATATGGTAGGAAAGCTTGCCAATGAACTCTCCGATAACCTCCCGACAGAGCTTGGCAATGCGATTAAGAAGTACAATCCGTTCTATCAGCAGCCCGTTCATACGGCTCCGAAGACGCCTCTTATTGATGATAATCTGGATGCGAATAGGATACAGACTTTCGCGAAGGACCAAATCTACGCCGCTCAGACGTATCAGGACAAGGCGATAGAGAACGCTATCAACTCGATCCCTACCTCTGGCACTGTCACGCAAGTACAGGCTCGGACGCATGACCTTCTGCTGAGCGCTGAGAAGATCAGCAAGCGGATCGTAAGTGGGTTCTGGGACCGTGTTCCGCTGCGTACTCGGATCAACGTCAGCGATTTGAACCGCGATGTACATGCGATCCAGCGTGAGCTGGTGGACAGCGATAACGTGCGGCCTGATGCAATGATTGACAAGATCATCGCGACTGTAGCTCCGAAGCGTGACCCGGCGACGGGGCAGATGCTCAAAGCTCCGCAGCCGACGATCCAGAAGCTGCGTGATCTGCAGTCTCAGATCGGCACTGCGATAACAGAAGAGCGGGCTCGTGATGCTCCGCGTGAAGGACAGGTGCGTAACCTTGTGCGGCTCTCCGAAGCGATTGACGATAACATCGCCAAGCAGCTCCCCAACAACACCTCTATCGCCCAAGCTCGTGAAATGTCGAAGCGGCACAACGATCTGTTTTCCCGTGGTCCGATTAACGATATCCTTTCCAAGCGACGGACTGGTGACTTCCGTGTCCCGACTGGTGAGAGCGTTGATAGTCTCATGCAAAAGACTGATGGGTTGGCTGCGTTAAAGGCTGTGCAGGAAGGTGTCAGCAGCTATCCGCGTATCCCGACCACTCGCTTTCAAACTCGTGCTATCATGTCCAACCCCTTCGCTGTTACCCCAGCGGAGAAGCAACAGCTTGACGACATGGTAAAGTCAGCGCAGGACAGTATCCGCACTTCCTTCCGTGAAGCGAGTGAGGCAGGGCCGCAGAAGGCCGTTGCGTTCTCGCAGAAGAACCATGATGAAATCTCAGCGCTGGGCAACGTCGCAGGCGAATTGCAGTTCGCAGCGTCGAAGATTGCAGGGGCTCTGGCAGAGAAGAAATCTCTCCAAGCTTCTGCTCTCGCTCGGTTCGCAGAGACCAGCCCTGATAAGGCGGTAGCAAACATCTTCGCTCAGCGTGATCCTGCGGGCGTAGCTCGACAGCTCATGCTCACTTTCCGTGGTGATCCGGACGCATTGGAAGGTCTACGCAACGCAGTGCTTAACGAGTTCGTGTACAAGCAGGGTAAAACGAACCCGGTGCTTATGCAACGCATGATGCAGTCACCTCGCTACGGCAACCTGCTTGAAGCGGTACTCGACAGTGATCAGTTCCATCGGCTCTCCCGCATGGTGAACACCGCAGTGAAGGTTGGTGCCGAAGATGAAACCGGTATCAAGTCAGCCTTTCGTGCCCCGTTCAAGACTGCGGGTCGTATCGCTGGTGCCGCGATTGGCCGCAAGGTTACGAACAACCTGCAAGGTCCTGCGATCTTCTCGAAAGCAGTTGGCAGTTGGGCAGAGCGTACACTGGGCGGAACGGAACCTTCCGATTTGCTTGCACAAGCGGTACTTGATCCGCACTGGGAGCAACTGCTATACTCCCGTATTCCACAGACAACGAGAGATATGAAAGCTGCAGAGACCCTTTATCGCCGTATCTTCGCAACGATCAACACCGGCCAACAGGTCGTTCTCAACCGCTTGTCCAAGGAAAAGGATAATGATTGAGTTTTTCTATCGGGTTGGGGATGCCGTTTCATTGACTGTGTTGTTAGGTTATTTCGTCGCTGGGCTTCCGGTTATAGCCACGATGTTGACTGTCATCTGGACCGGCATTCGTATCTATCAGGAGCCAACGATCCAACGCTGGCTCGGTAAGGATAAAGATGGCTCTATTAGCTGAGAACACTCGACGCTGGAAGACGATGGTAGTGAAGCCCGAAGCACGGAGGCAAGCACTGCACTTCGCTGCGCGGGCTCTTGTGTATAAGGATAAGTACGTTGACCTCGTTGCACAGATCAAACGGATATACAATCTGGACATTCCATGGTGGTTCGTTCCTCTGGTTCATGAGAGGGAGTGTACACGAGGAGTAGACAACTGGAGCTGTAACATCGCCCAAGGCACTCCGTTCTCTCAGCACTCGCGGATCAAGCCCTATAATGGGCCATTCTCGTCTTGGCGTGTCGCTGCGATACAGGCACTGGTGAACGAAGCTCCAAAGGCTGCTCGGAACACGAACTGGTCTGGCGGCGGCACTATGACGATAGGTGAGCAGTACAACGGGCTCGGCTATGCTCGTATGGGCAAGCCCTCTCCATACATCTGGTCTGGCACTCAGCACTACGTCTCAGGGAAGTATGTTCGTGATGGAAAGTACAGTGCGAAGTGCGTAGACACGCAGCTCGGCATGGCAGTGGCGTTGAAGGCTCTCATGGAGCTGGACCCTACTATCCAACTCGACGGTGATCTGCCTGCACAGGATAAGACAGCTCGGAAGAGTGAGACCGCAGTCGGCACCGGCATCTTCGCAAGCATACTGGCCTTCATCAATACTAATCCGTGGTTCACGTTCACATGGCTGGATATCACTGGTATCCTCGTCGGCACCTCGATCCTCGTCGGCGTGATCGTCTATCAGATCATCAAGCACAAGAGGAGTGCCGTCGATGTTCACTAAGATCGCTGCATGGTGGAACTACAGTAGGATCATATTCCTACAAGTAGTCGGCTTCCTCGTCCTGATCATAAACGAGCTGCTTCCCATGTTGATGGGCTTCGACTTCGAAGCTTTCTTCACCCATGAGATCAGCGTCATGATCATACTGGGCATCCAAGTCGCCACAGCCGTTCTGCGTTTAAACACGTTTGCCCCGGTCGGGGCGACGGCTGAGGACAAGGAAGCGCTCAGCTCTGTGATTAACTCCTCTGTCATCACCGGCAGCTCGGGCCGAGACTATGACGTAGGGGACAACATCAAGCAGGTTGACGAGCCCAGCCAGCGCTCACCGAAAGCAGAATGACATGTGGGCCACTCTTGTATCGATAATCACTGGACCCCTGCTTAAAACAGCACTGGGGGCCTATGTAGAGAAGCTCAAAGCCAGCGGGCAACATGAGAATAAGGTGGTCGAGCTGGCGGCTCGGACGCTGGAACTCGATGCGCAGGAAGCGCGTTTAAACGCAGATACCAAGCGCAATATCCTTGGGCACTGGTATGCCCCGGAGAACCTGTTCGCCTACTTCATCGCCTTCCCGTACTGGTTCAAGGCGGTGACGGTGGACAACGTGATAGGCTCGATCTGGGAGCTGGGCTGGTCTACGCCAGCTCTGCAGGGCGCTACAGCCGAGATTATGATGATGGTCATGGTGTTCTGGTTCGGCAAGCGCAGTATCACCACGGTCGCCACGATACTGGCCAGCGCATTTGGGAAGCGTTGACAATAGGAACTCTCTCCTATATAGTATCTTCTGGTGATCCCTCACCACTTCTCCACAAAGTTAGACCCCGGCTTGCTCCTCCGGGGTCTTTCTTTTGTCAGCCCTCACCGCGAGATGCGTTGACGAGCTTGAAGCCTATGGCTCCATCATGCGGACGCCAGCCGAAATAGAACTCGCAGACGCCGTAGTATGAGATGAAAGGTAGATACAGCCACCCAATTCTGGTAACTGCCCACTTCCATCCGCGTTGCGGAGGCGTGGTGTCGGCATAGGTGACGGCCAGAGCTGGGGCTGGGCCGGTGACACTGCGAACAACACCTTGCACTCCGATTACCTGTCCGAAGAAATTCCCCAGTGGATTACGCAGCCACCAGAGAATGTTCCTCAGTGTTTGGTTCTTCACGTTCGGTCGATACGGAAAGCCGTTGTTGGATACCGGAGCGCTGTAGTCATCTCCTGACATGAGCCACCAGTACCAACGGTCTCGCTTAACAGGCGTTCCCTGTACGACAACAGTCTCAATCACTGCGCAACTACCCTCTTCGCAGCACGGGCACGAGCGGCCTTGGCTGCGTCCAAGCGGTTTTCCAGTACGGTCACTCGACCGTCGAGAGACTGCAGCGTCGGCACCGACATGGGAGCCTTGTACTCAATCTTCTCTGTCTTCACTACCTTCGGCTTGTCCTTGCGCTCACACGCAGCAACCGACACGGCCAACAGCATCACCATTGCAATGGATGCGATCTTTTTCATTCTGGGGTTCCTTAGTCTGCGATCCACGGAGGACCTTCATGTTCACGACGATTAAGCTCTCGCTCAATCTCTTTGACGATTGTAGCACTAATGTCGTATGAATGTGAAGAGGTGTAAAAGTGCGGGCGCAACTGGTTATTCCAGAAGTCCCGCTCTTTCATAAGCTCCTCGTCCGTCATCTCGGAGATCGACTTCTCGTCTCCGGTTCCGCACGTAGCGATGGTCATTTCTTCTCCATCTTCTCGATGATCAACTCTAGTCTGGCGAGTGCGTTCCAAGCAACGGCAGTTGCGTGAAGTACATTTGCTGGGTACTTGGGATCGTTGACCACTTCCATGTCCCATAGTCCCTCAATCGCTTCCTTGGCAGCATGGCGACCGAGAGCATCGCCATAACGTCCGATACCGTCAGGGACTGTTCGCCAGCCTTCCCAAGTGTATTTGTTTGCACCGTAGAGGCTGAGCCCGCCGACTGCGAGAACGGCTCGGGGAAAGTATTGGAGAACTCCCCGAAAAACAGGGCTCTTTCCAGCATCAAGCTTAGCTCCCGGCTGGCCCGCTCCGAGGCCATTAGGGTCAGTTTCGAGTTTGGGAGCGGCTCCGGGTGCAAACTGAATGTCCAGTCCGAGTGCGTCTGCGAGAGCCTTTTCTGCACGAGCCCCTTTCGAGTTCTCCCAGCCGGGAAGAAGGTAAATTCCTTCGGCGTTGAGTGCGATCCAACTAGTGTCGTCTTTAAGAGCTTCTCGAAGAGAGAACCCTTTCTGTGCAGCGGCGACTTCATCGCCAGTGGTATTTCCATCTGCGAAGCCGACCCCATGAGCCTCTTCATCTCTGCGGGCTGGATTGAATACGGTGTGGCCATCTGCTTTCAGAAGCTCCTCTGCTGCGAAGAAGGCGGGGAAGTTGAACTCAGCGATCCCACGCATTGGTCCTGCGATGTAAATCTTCATGGCGTTCCTCCGAAGATAACGACAACGACGACGATAGCGATGATAACCCAGACAAAATTAAGCTCCGGTTGCATATACATCTCCATTCTCTACAATCTTCTTGTCCTCGTATGGTGCCATGACCCGACGATAGAACTCCAACTTCGCACCTTCCAACGCTCCGAGAACATCGTTGAGGTCTTGATAGCGATAGATGCCAACGTTCGCGAGATAGAGCTGCACCATGCCTGCTATAACGTACTGCAGCTCCCCAGCGTTTGCTGGGAAGCCATCTGCGAACTCAAACATGGTATCAAGTGACTTGCGCTGCTCCTGTTTAATATACGGCATCAGTATGCTCCTCGATATGGAATACGATCTAGCACATCAGCCGGTTCGCTGTTTGAAACCGGGGCCTGCGATTGTGACAGTGTGCCGGAAGCGCTCTCCGGTGTCACGGTGATGTGTGATAGCAACCATGCTTCGACCGCTGCTATAACCTGACTGGGAAGCCCATGCGTCTTTTCCTGCGAGAGTGCGGAAAGTTTCCCATGTAGCTCCAAAACGCTCGCCCCCACCGATACTTTTATGATGAACGTGTCCGAGGTAGACATATCTATGCTCCGTTTCTCCCCAGTCCTTGGCAGCGTAAGCCGCCATGACCGAGGGCATGTCTGTCGCCTTAATCATATCGCCGTGTGTTGCTCCGACGAGGACTTTTCCAAATCGCCAGAAGTAAAACGGGCTTGGGTCTCTGCTGATATGAACCCGAGGGTTGTTCCGAAACGCCATACGGATAGAGGAATTGAGCGCAATAGTCGCGTAAGGATCGTGGTTTCCGGGCAGGTTTCGTACTTCAACGCACTCGTGCTTGGTGAGGGCAAGCTCAATTGCAGAGAGTTGGAGATCGACCCCGATCTCAAGGATTTTGGCGTATCGTCCATCTGCGTCGAGAACGTTTCCGCTTCGCTCGGTGCGATTGCGATTGTTGTCGGAATGGAAGAAGTCTCCAATGTTGAGGATGACTGCTCGGGTTGAGGCAGGGGCTTGCTCAACAAGTTCGTTGAGACTTTCTCGGAGGATTTTTTGGGCAATCGAGAGATCATAGTTTGCTCCTGTTTCAGGCTCCCAGCTATACAAGCCGAGATGGTGATCGATGATCGGATAGAACGTGGCAAGATCATCGTTAGTGGGTTTGAGAACGCGGTTGATGACGGGAATAATTCCCTCGTGGTGTTTCATCGCTGCGTCGATTGCTTCCACTGTAGCGTCATAGGTCTCAGCGTCGGGCCGAAGCCTTGTCCACTCGTCCGCAATTTCTCCCTTGTGTCGATGGACCGTAACGCGCTCAATGTTGTATCCCGGAGCTATGCCACTTTCCGGCGTCTCTGTCAAGCCCTTTCGAGCTGACTGCCCCAGATGCCATCGGACAGTCGAACGGGACAGCCCCAGCTCCTTAGCCGTAGCGGTAGCGTTGCGGTCCAGTCGCTCGTATACTGCTAGAACGTCTGCATTCGTCATTCAATTAAACTCCGGGGGTTCGTACATGCCGCGAGGATTGTCGTCGGTTTTCTTGCCCCAATTGTACCCGATTGCCATCTCCGCTTCAATCTGCATACGCCGGGTGATACCGTCTGCGCCCTTGACAGGGATTGGTATTTGAAGTAAGCGGATCGTGTTGTGTAGGACAGTAGTCCTATCTGCGGAAACTTGTCCTAAGATAGCATCGTGTATCTGCGCGAGCAACTCTACTTCGTCGTTGTCACCTCCGGTTGGGTCTTGCTCTCTCCACACCCTGTACATCCCGAGATCAAGTATATCCGCCACTGAGCTTTGAGGTCCAAAGGCAAGACCCTGCTTGATTGTATGTGGTTCCCAAGGCCGACCAAATAGCGTGATTTCTCTGCCGAGGACATTGGTGAGTGGCAGATGGTCCTTAATGCGTGCTGCAACTCCTTGTTGCCACGCGCGGATGTACGGAAACTCATGGAAGTAGTTCTCCTGTGCGCGATACGCCGCCTTCATTGGAATGCGGGCGATCATGGAAATGCCGGGCGGTGTCAGACCAAAGTTACTTCCATGTTGTATTCGTTTGGCTTGAAAACGAAAATCATGACCTTCAACATTGTCCCAGTCGGGTAATCGCTTTGCAATTGCCTTATCTTTCTTAAGGTCTCCGTTCCAAGGCAACTCCGGCCAGACCAACCTAGCAACATAGGTGTGAACATCGCCCGAGGCGTGTGCCTCAATATACACTTTGTCTCCTGCAAGGTGAGCGACAACGTTACTCTCTGCTTGTTTAAGATCGGCGTAGAAGAGGAGCTTGCCGGGGTCGGCGGTGAATATTCGTCGATGACGCGGAGCAACGTTTTGAGCGTTACCCCCCTCTCCGTAAGGGTTTTTAGAACTGCTCTGTCTTCCGGTCCAAGCCGCGCCGATATTGAAGGAAGAAGGGTATCTTCCATCCTTTGATAGTCGAGCTTGAAGACTTCCGAGTTGTTTCTTTTTGTCTCGGATAGCGAGGATGCCGTCGAGGATGGGTCTGTGTTCTTCGAACTTGTTGGCGATGCGCTCAAGGATATCTCCCCCTGCTGATCTCTTTCCTACCTTGTTAGTATGTACAGGAATACCCAGAAGATCGTAAATAAGATGATCAACATGGTCGCTGCTGTTGGCATTGAAGGGGTCAGGAATAAGACGGTCAGCGCCGCAAGCAACGCAATGCCTGCCATGCTCATCGCGGCCCTTCTCCCATTTCTCCCACTTATGCTTTCCATCTTTGCGTTGCGGGACCGGGCAGCTTCCAGTATTCTTTGTGGTGTAATCCCAACGGGATCGTATGGTATCGGCTTTTGCCAAGCCCGAAATGTCTTTTGCCAACTCACGTTTCAACTCCGTGATCATCTTCTGCTTTTGAATACCGTCGATGTTGATGCCTCGTTGCATCATGGCCATGGCGGGACCCTGCAGCGCTCGCTCAAATGCGTAGGTGCGAGCCTGAGCCTCGTTTAAACGCGGAAGCAATACGTCGGCAATCTCGCGAGTGCCGGTATTGTCCAACGCATTATAGAGCCAGTCTTTCAACTGGCCCTTGGGCATGTCTTTGGCTTGTTGGAGTGTGTAGATTGGCATTAGTACACGTACACCGGACGCCATTCAGTATTGATGATCTCCCCAGCGTGGACACGTTCCCACTGCTCTTCGAGCGTGTGCTTGTACACTGGCTCGTTCCAGTATGTACCGAAAAAGCCACTGTAGTATCCAGCCTCGACCACTTCCTTGTGGAAGCGAAGGTTCGTAGGAAACACCTTGCGCCACTTAGGTACATTGTTCCCGGATCGAGCATCTGGCAGCGGCAGATAGGCTGCACTAAAATCTTTCAACGTCATATTAACTCTCCCTCTTCTCTTGGGACTTGCGGCCCCAACTCTTCCATGCACCTTGCTCTGTATAACTTGCACCCATGAACTCAAGGTCCTTGGGCAATTCAGGATACAGCGCGTGGTGGATCAATCTAGTATCGTGCGTGAACGCCCGAGGAGCGATCCCCATATGGTCAATAAACCAGTAAGCGTCATATCCTCCAAAATTTTGTCCGAGTTTTGGTACTTCACTTTCCATGATCTCCTTTATCAGTTTCCACGCTTCGACTTCATCCGCCACGCTATAGAAACTCTTGTTTGGTTTGCGTATATCCACAAGTGGGACATTGATAGCGTGTTCTCGATCTGGTGCAAAACCAATGTTGGTAACGAGCCCCCATCCAGTTTCAATATCAACCGAAAGCAGTTCTGAATTATATATGCGAGGAAGGTAATCGCGAATTTCCTGTATGGTTGGCTCGATGAAAAGCTCTCGATGAGGGAGCCTAATATCACGGTACGAGCTTTCGCGGTAGGCTCTGATGATATCTGCGGTGACGACTGAGAAGAACTTCCACTGTTTCTGTACGAAGCGCGGTTCGTAAGTGGGGAGGAGCTTCGCACCCGGAATGACAAACTCCGCTGGCTGAATGCTACCACGCTGACTATCAATGCCACGGCTCCCAGTAAAAGCCCATAGAGCAGTAGCCCCAAGAGGAACGATGATATTAGGAGCAACGTCAAGAAGCTCTCCACGAAGACGCTCAAGGCTATCAGCGGCACTTTCACGAGTGACCAGTTTAATATCGTCAAGACTTTTTGGAGTATCGAAGACGTGCCCAATGAAGAACTCCCTGCGATCAAGGTTTGCGGTACGCATCATAGCGTTAAAGACGTTACCCACTGTGCCTGAAAGCGGGTAACCACGTTCGGTGTCAGTCTGCCCCGGAGCTTCGCCAACGAACGCGATACGAGCTGGAAACTCTCGGGGGTACTGTGGTGGTACGCTGATCACTGTAGCGGCGAACTGATTGATACGTTATCTACAACTTCAATTTCAGCGGCGCTGTTAAAGTCGGAATAGATTATCCCTGTAGCCAATAAAACAACTGCTCTGCCAAGAGAGTGATTTGTTACCATGTAGACGTTCTGATCATTACTGCCTTTGGGATAACGAAACATCTGCCCAACTTTAAGATCAGTAATCCGAGGCAGTGGCGGAATGTTCTTATCGATAACTGTAATCTGATTGCGCATCTTTTGCTCCTTCTGTTTTTTAAATCGATCATAAGGGTCGAGATAGTTTACCCCATCCCAGTGCCAAATCTCCATAGCAATCCCTCGTTTAAACGAATAGGAGAGGAGCCGTAGCTCCCCTCCCAGTATCGAAAATAGCCGCTCTTTCGAAAGCTATTACTCGACGGGTGCGAACTCCGTGACGTTGTTCGCGATGCCCTGAGTGTTGTCCTTGCGCTGGAACGCGCGCTGGTTCAGGTAGCCGATGACTTCGGAACCCTTCGCAGCTTTCAGGGTCTCCTCGATCTTGCCCTTGGCTTCGACGCCATGTTTGGCGAGCAGCTTACGAACCTGATCCCAAGAGGCACCGTCCTCGATATAGATACGGGTGAACAGCTTGTTCTCCGTGATATCGTAATCGGGACCCAGAGCTTCCAGCTCGGAGGTGTCCACATCGTCCATCGCTTCCTTGGCGACGTGAACGAACATCACAACCGGGCTCTTGCCATCTTCCTTCGACGGCTGGAACACGGCGTTGCTGAGCCGCAGGAGATAGGAACCTACCGGCAGAACCTTCGGCTCCTGAATGTTATCCCAGCTAAGATCAGCGATATCTGCATAATTACTCATATTTTCTTCTCCTCAATTGCGGGTTGTACAACCGCGTTACTTCCGCAGGTAGCCAATGGTGGGGCCAGTTCTGCGAAAATTCTTGCTAGGCCGTCTGATACGTCGGCCTTATCGAAGCTTACCTTAGATGGAAGTTTCAAATCCAACTCAGGTCGAGGGACCGTTCTAAGTACCCTCGCTTTTAACCGATCCCCAGTGAACTCGTTCTCTGCAAGAATGAGCGTGGGGAAGTGTCCGCCAATAGTCGGCGGCAGTCCTTGTCCGAGGGCGCTGGGGAAGAGCCGAGTAGCGATGATATCCGCCGCCCTGTTCTTCAACTCCTTAGTCACGTCCTCGTCACCTTTTTGAATATCCTTCGGCCCGATCATTTTCAGATGGGACAGAACGACTACGTGGAAGTGGTTCGCTTCCGAGGTGAGCTTCTCGATGAAAGCATTCTGCTGCTCCATCGCAAGGCCCCAGACTTGCTGGGTAGTATCCAGCGGTGTCTTGTTGGAAAGCGAACGCTGGCGGCGGAAACTAGCTTCGCCCATTGAGGTAAGGCTGTCAAGGACGACAACAGTATCACAGCCCCACTCTTTGGATTTGCCAAGGTTCACCTCCGTGCCATCATCCTCCTTGTACTTCCACTCGTCCATCATGTTAAGCGCACTGGCGAACGCTGTAGGGACGCCAGTGGTCTCGATGAAACGCTGCCCGTTTCGCATCTTGTCCTCGAACGTAGCGATATCGAGGTTCTGCAGCTTGTCCTTGTCGGTGTAGGTCAGTAGAGACTGACTGTTACCGTCGAAGTCGAGCAGTCGAACCTTATACCCTGCGTTGAGGAGAGATGCAATAGAGCCCGTCTTTGCTGTGCCGGGATAGCCGACAATCATCATGCGAACAGGCTGGCGAAGGGCTATCTTATCGGCTCGCATGTTAGCCCCGTCCCTGCGGCAGAGTATCGTCAAGGCTCGGAGTGCGATACTTGGGCTCAGCAGTGCCATTGCCTTCCGCTTGCAGCTCTTTCCGTACCTCATCGAGGAACATGGAGACTTCCATCAGTTTCATCGGGCAGCCGCCAACCTCTTCGAAGAGAACGGACAGCATGATCTCAGCCATCTCCCGCCGACCTTCCGGGGTCTGGAGAGTGAACCCGGCAATCATCTTACTGAAAGCACGAGCAACGATTTTTGCAATTTCACGATCTGACATATTTGCTCCTGTTTGCTAAGCGCGAAACTTAGTGGAAAGTTCGCGGCTTGTCAACTGACGGGGTTCCGTCAAGGTTGTTTGTTTGTTCGCGGCTTTCTTTCACCGCTGCTGACAACTCCTTGACTGCCTTGTAGTTCTTGCTGCCATTGAGAAGAGCGTCACTGGCGGCGTCTGCGTACATACGACCAGCCTCACTGTCGAGGCTGAGCGTCTGCTTAACATCGGGGAAGCGAATTTCCTCCCCCTTCCACAGTCGAGCGGTGAAGTCCTGCATGTGAACCATGAAGTGAATTTGATGCTCGATAGGAATAATTCCCTCAAGCATAAACTGGATCACTGCAGCGTTCGCAGCCATTGTGAAGGTTGCGATCTTCTTCTCTTCTTCACTCAGCTCTCGGGTCGGTGGAACGCGGCCATAGTCCACCGCTCCCGTCATGAAGTCCTCACGCTTCTTGTCATCATCCTTGCTGTCGGCGCTCATGCGTTCGGGTATCCCTGTTTGGTAGCGTTGCGATGTGCCTCGATCTCGTCGAAGATTGCTCCATCTTCTGCGAAGTCAAGCAACTTCTTCCCACGGACAGTTTCTCCCATCAAGAGAGTGCCGACATAGGAGCCAGACAAAGAAGAGAGTTTGCTTGCGGCGGCATCTGAGATCACACCTTCCTCGACCAACTGGTCAAGCGCTTCGGTCCAACCAAGAGCTTCGGCAATAGCGGTATCGTGTTTAAACAACGGCATAGTTAACCCTCCATACTTGCGGTGATCAATTCACCGACCACATCATAACCTGCAGCTTGCACTTCCGGCATATCTGCAGTCGCTTCATCGAACAGCTCTCGATGTTTCATCGCCATCTCTGGCGTTCCGCCGCCGACAGCTTCCCGCATCGTGGCGAGAAGAATTTTCGCAGCAGCGTACTTGTTTTCAACAGTGCTCATATTATCGCTCCTCTAGTGGGTTCCAACGTTTCTGCACAAAGTCTGCCTTGAGAAATCGCTCCCGCTGCGCAGGGTCCTTGGAGCAAATCCCGTTGAAGTTACACATCTTACAATTCGTCTTGTTCATCGGCCAGTAGTTGTCTGCAGCGAACCGCTCCGCTTGCTTGATCCACCATCCGATCTCGTGTAGCGTCTCCTCCCGTTGCGCTTCCGTCCTGTAGAATACCTGAGTGGCGAACTTCGCTCCTCCAACGAGCGTTTGAGCCGCCTCAATAGCCACGCCTTTGAGGCCAAGGTCAGGGAATAGAAGTGACCCTGCGAGGTCATACAGATCAACCTGAATGTTAGGGCTGTACTGTTTCCAATAGAGCGGACCAAGGAAACTCTTCGTCGTTTTGTTATCAGTGATAAAAGTTTCGATAGTCCCAAACGTTTTGATGGCGTCCATATGTCCAGCCATGACATACGGCTGACCGTCAGGCGTCTGGAAAGGAAGCGGGAGCTTAAAGGAAAGCTCCACTGCTGGCGTTCCATCAGGGAAGGCAAATGGGGATAAGCCTGCACCACCAGAAGCGTCGGGCTGTTCTTCACAGTACCACTCCACTAGCCGAACGAGGCTTTCTCGATTTTTAACTTTATCGTAAGGCGCATATCTTCGCTCTGATTGCGTGGGACTATGGCAGACACCGCAAGTGTCGGGTCCCCCTCCGGGAAACCATTTTCCTTTATGAGAGTAAGGACATTTTGCAGCATTGCCTTTAGCGTTTCGATATTTCTCTGTGCCTGTGCATCGCCATTGGGGCTCGTACTCTCCTCCCCATCCTTTGCCAGCGTTAACTCCGTATCCATGATCTTGTCCATCGTTCTCAGAGGTCCAGCTATCCTCGACAACTCGCTGTACAGCAGCCAGAGTTGCTTCATATTTTGTTCGTCCCATAAGACGTGCTTTTGCATAGACCTCAGTAGCGGAAGCAAAGTAGATACCGTACTCAAGATCAACCGCTGAGCCTCTCCAGCCGTTAAGGATACCATATTCATAACTCCTTGGGCAGAACATGAGGGCACGAAGGGACGTGCTGTCCCAGACAACTTGAAGATTGGGGATTGTGGGCGAGTAGGGGGACGGTGCGGTCATGCTATTCCTCGATTGGCCCATTGTCTTGCTGTTTTAAACTCACCAGAGCGAACAGCGTGAAAAAGATTAACACGCTCGTCGCGAGTTTTAATATGAAGTTCCGTAGCTATGTCGGTCGCGAGCTTTGTCAAGTCGAAAAACTTTTGGCTCGTTGTCACCACAATGTTCACCCCATTCTTACGATACGACGCGACAGGAGTGTGGCCCTCTGCTGCATCGTAGGTAGCACTGTCCCAAGGATCAGCCACATAGCCATTTCGTTCAAGCAGATCGGTTAGGCCCATCTCGTACATCACCACCCAGTCATCGTCAGAAGCTTCTGGCGGCTTGGAGCAAATCGCTCGGGAGCCAGTGTGGAAGAGCTTGTATCCTTCCGCTTGTAGCAGTTGGATCATAAGTGGCATCTTCATTTGTACTTCTCCTTCCTTGTTTTACATAGTGCTTTGCGCACGAGATTGATTGCATATTTTGATGGAGCAAGCCCATGAACTCGTTTAAACGCTCGAAGATTACGAAGCTCTTGGAGATACCAGTGCCGCTCGATTTCATACACCGGTATCGCTGGCAGTCCGCCGCCGCTCATGCGTTTCTCCATACACAGGCTCGAAGATTGCCGTACTCGGCATAGGTGAGCCATTGACAGATATCAACTTCGCCACCAGTTGCCTGATGGATCGTCTGGGTCTCGTGGTTGAAGAACACGGCGACCGCTCGGTTCGTGCCAGTGATCCTACCCAGAAACGTCCCCTCTTTTGGTACGAGGGAGATATCGGTCTGCCAATTCTTGAACGTTCGGCTGTAATCGGGCATTACGGTCTTTCTCCAATACTTTGCCATTATTTCTCCACTGGGTCATCTGCGAAGCTAACATAACCCTTATATGGGCCTCCTGCGATGCACTGGCCCCGAACCGCACAACCGAAGCGACCTTTAACAATAAGTCTGCATCTACAGTCAACGCCGCAGGACCATGGGATCGTTTCATATTCAGCTTCCTTTGGCATCGTTGTCCCGATACTGCAGAAGCACATCTGTGTTCGTATCGTCATCGTGCGTCAGATTGGCCAGCTCGTCGGCCAGCAGCTTAAACACGAGGTCCTGTCCCTTGGGCATCTGCGAAGCAGCGCGACGGACAGCGAGTTCAATTCGGTTAACAACGTTCATGCGTAAATTCTCCAAATCACACAGCACTGAGCTGCGCCATAGCTGAGATACATCACCGCGTCGGGATAGTTCTTGTGGAAGATAAATATCCCTGCCGACACCACATAGCAGAGAGCTGGCAGCAGCAGGGATATAAACAGCATGGTTAGGCCGTCGCCGTTGCGGAAGGAGCCGGTACTTCCGGCTGAGTTACATGCGCCCACGGATTGCCGCGACGGTTGATGAAGTTCTGCAGCGCCCAAGCATACTCGTCCTGCGAGGGCCAGCGAACAGTGCCACTGTCCTGCGAAACTCCCTGCGGGATTGCGAAGAGCTTAGCGAAACGGCGGAACGTCTGCGGGTTGAAGTTCTCGGTGTTGAATGCGTCAACGTCAAAGCCGAAAGCCTGAGCGACTACGTTGCGCAGTTGGCCATTGGCGACAATCGTGCGACCGTTGCGAACGTCAGAGCGCAGGGCCGAGAGCGTCAGCTTGATATCTTCGTTGGTATAGCGGCTCATTAGAGTTTCTCCTTCATTTTCGCATAGGCAGCTTTCATGGCTGCGAGACGGCGAGTGTTAGCTTGTTTTCGGATGTTGTCAATATAGCCCATGTCATCAGCGTGGTGTCCACGTTTTCCGTTCGACCAATGCTGTTTAGCGTCGGCTATGGAGTAGAACACCCGGCAACCAGCCGTGAGGTAGACTTCCTTTCCGCGTTTAAACGCCGCGAACTCATAGCCGTCCCGCTTAACAACTGCGGTGGTGAAGTCCTTACCCTTCACACGGGTCAAATCTTCCGGTTGCTGAAATGAGGTGCGATTTGCTTCCAGATCGAACAATTTTACATCATTGTCGATGTCTGGCTTAGTAGTCAGGGCGACAAACACATCACCATCACTGTTAAGATAGACACCACCTCTCTTAATCCGCTTCATCTTCTGTTTTCTCCTCTGGTTTCACGCCAGCCTTTTTGTTGGCTTCGGCGGTGATGAATAGTTCACGTTTACGCTGTAACAGTGCAACCATCGCTGGGTAGTCTACTGGTGCCCCCAGCTTCGGGCTGCGGTCGAGATAGATATCAATCGTTGGCTCCGCAGCAGCCTCAGCCAACAACTCAGCCCCTTCCTTCCCTGTCGGTGTGTACGTGTTTGTATCCACGTTCAAGGTACCGACTACGGGGAGAGCTTCGAGGGCTTCTGTCACTGCCCCTTTCTTTTTCGTGCTAATCACCAGCGCCCTCCTGTATCCCCAGCTCGTCGCTTCATGGCGATATACTGGTATTGGTTATCGTGGATTTTGCGCTGGAAGAGATGCACCCGACCGGAAACGAACGCGTCGATTGCAATGTTAGCGAGGTCATCGATATCCCCATTGGGTTCAATAATAGCCTCTCCACTGTCAGCATAGTCAACGATACGGCCCCGATCACGAGCGAGATAGCCAGAATGATAGATATAAATCTTACCAGTGCGACTACGCTCGATCCAATCACGAAACTTCTCCACTCGCGTCATATTTAAATCTTCCTTCCAAGTCCCTGCTCCACAAACTTCTCGAACGCCTCAGTCGGCAGCTTGCCATAGCCAACGAGACAGCCGTTCGGGTCGAAATAGCCGAGATTAACAACGGGATTGTCTTTCGTAGGAAGCACGGCGACGAAACTGCCGATATCGAACGGGGCCGGGCCGACATGCTCTGAGATTACATCCACCACATGCTTGGCAGCTTCACCGGTGAAGTAGATATAGTGCCCGCCTTGGGCTTCAAGCTGGTCCCGCATCTGCTGGGTGAAAGCGACTTCGTAAGTCTGGCAGATGGTTTCAACCTTGTCGGTCTCTTGCGCCGACGCGTAAAGCGTCGTAGCACCTACAAACAAGGTTGTCAAGAGGAACAGCGCGATTAGGAATTTCTTCATTGACTTGGCACTCCTTTAGGCATATAGTCCAGAGATGTCACTTCTGTCTGATTACCGCATTCGTATTCACGATCTGCTCGCTGCGGATGATATCGAGCAAACGCTAGTTTCCGAAGGTGTCGCCCCTGCCGTCGCCAGTCGTATCGCTGGAAGCAGGGCAGTTGTCGCCCAAGCAAGCGTTATCAGGCGGAAACAATTTGTCAAGCCCCCATTTGGCGAATGTGAACCAGCCGAAAGCGAAGAGACCCCAGCCGAGAACGAATAGGATTACGATCCCATTCTCGGTCACGATATCGGCGCTCCCATCATAAGCCAAATCCCGAAGAGAATGCAGGCGACCGCAGCTTGAATTGCAACGACATAGCCGAAAGCTTTCGCAAATCCTTTGACAGTGAACTCATCGCCTACCATATAGCAGAAGCTAGCAAACGCTGCTGTGGCGATAAGCCATCCGATAAACCCAATCATTTCCCACTCCCTTCGATCTGCCAAATGATCCGATTGATCCGGGCAGATGTGCCGACTACATTCGCAAGGTTCTCGCCATTGTCAATGATAGAGAACCGCGTTTTCGCTTTGATATAAGCCTCGTGGACTTCATCCAGCTCTTGCTTCTGCGCATCGTTTGCGTTTAAACGCACTGCATAGATACGGTGCCGCATAGCGGCGAATTGTTCTTCACGCAACGTCGATCCTCCTCGGGTCCAGAGCATTACGGAGAGATTGAAGGAAGGCTTTGGTAGTGTTAAGAATTTCAGTTAAGTCTTTGGAGTTAGCTACAAGCCCATTCCAACGATCCATACGAGCAAGCTGTCCCTCTACTCGCGCAAGGTAATACATCTGATCCTGTAAGGAGGACTGTCCTGCCAGTGCCCGTTCACCACGGAGCCAGCTAGCTCTCTGCTCTTCCAAAACCTTTTCCTGTTCTTCGTTTGTGAGAGCATTGAACGCTACTGTGGCAGTATGGATAAGGTCTTGTAGTGGGGTGTGGCCCAGACATTTACCTTCGAGGTTCTTACTGGTGCAAGACATTTCTCTCTCCATGAATTAGTGAGGTTCCACCGCGTTTAAACGATAGCGCGTCACCTCTTTACAGCCTCTAGAAAGCTGGAACCGCTTTCGCCCGCCTAACTTAGCGTTTTCAACGGCTTACGGAATGCGGCAAAATGTCGCACTTGTATTGCAGCGCAAACCGCTCATTTTTGCCAAGCGGCGATAGTGCTTGCGCAAAATCTCACAGTTGGAGCTACACGATGAAAGAGGCTAGGATCATATTCCCGGTCAATGGTGCTTTGAATGCTGCGACGGTGGAAGCAATCCACAACATTACCCACGCATTCGGCGGCGCTACTGAGTTCACCGGGACAGGCATTTGGAAACACCCAAATGGTATGTTCGTGCAAGAGAATGTGCGTATCTGTGACATTGCTTATGAGCAGAACACAGAGAATGATCTGATACTCTTCGGCATCGCGAAAGCGTTTCGTGACGTGACGAATGAGGTGGAGGTGTATCTGCGATATGGCAATGGCCAAGTGCAGATGATATCGGAAAAGGCCGACATGATGGACAATGGACGGCCTAACTGTTGGTACTCGCCCGACTATGCAGGTATCGTCGATGCAATCAATTCGCTTATTGACGACGGCCAGACACCGGGAACGCGGATCGGGGCGTTTGAGTTCTTGTTTAAACGCATGAAGGACGGCAGCAAGGGAAATCACAATGTCAACAAGTGAAGCGATTAGCATTGTCAAAGGTGATACGCCAGACTGCAGCAAGCACGAAACGCTTGCGGCGTGGCAGCATCTCGTTGACAATGGCACGATCTGGAACATGGGATATCGTTACTCCGCACTCGCGGCCTGCATGATCGAGGCAGGCACTCTGGAAAGGAACCCGGCGTGAAGATTACTATTCACAAACCCAAGGTGCATGTCAAGCCTGAGCATGTGAAGCACTCTGCTTCTCTGTTCACGATTGGCGGCACCGTATTCGAAGCGGCTCATTTGTTCTATCCGTCTGGGCTGATACTGATCTGTATCGGCGCAATGGTTGCGATCTATGAGCCCTATTTTGTCCATGAGCTAGCCGACGTTGAGGTGAACCATGATTGAGGCACTTGTCCTATTCCTAGCCCGGTTCGTACTGGGCTTTTTCTTTGTGAGCTATCGCTTTCGCTGGTTCTATGATCCGACGCCGGTTGACGGAGTGCCGATCTGCTCACCGTTTCGTCATCTCAATCTGAGGAGGAAGCTATGTCACTGTGGATGGGGAATGAGCGAGAAGTTGGCGGCTTTTGTCGCGACTGCGGAAGTTCTAGCTGGCTTGGGAGTGATATTTGGGCTCCTGACTACGCTATCAGCTCTAGGACTTCTTGGTATTCTACTGGTTGCTACTCTCTGTACTGCGAAAGACAAGACGCTGAGACAGAACCCGGTAGATAAGATTGACGTTGTGAATTGCTATCTGTGGAACCCCGAACCTGTCTATATCGTGCTTGCGATTGTAGTCGCAACCTTCGGTGGTGGCTGGTTCTCCCTCGATACTCTATGGAGGAGCCTACTATGAGCTATCATATCAACGGTAAGACAGGGCTGAGTAAGAAAGAGTGGAAGCGTGAGGGGCGAAACACGCTTGACCGGCTGACGATTTATTTCGCCGTGCCCTTGCTAATCGCGTTAACGTGGCTATCCTATCGAATGCAGTAACGCGTTGGGCCATGTTGCTGCATTCGCCGCCATAGTATCTCTGATAGCTTTGAGACGGAGCCCAGAGATACTTTTTATAATCTGTCTCCTGTTATATGGACAAGCACAATGAGCAAGACAAAAGGTCACAAGGAAGCCGTGCGTTTAAACAAGATCGCGGCTGAGCTTGATCGGAAACATCCCGAGCCGATGAGCCTCATGCACAAGCGGGAGAAGCAGGGAGAAATCCCCAGCGCTCCGATGAAAAAGCCCGAACACGCTAAGGGTGTGGTCGAGCGAGCTGCGACCGCATGGGCCGAATGGGAAAACTCCGATCCGTTCGCGTATGGACGGACTGCCCTTCATGTCCGTCAGGGCTATCTCGATCCGAAGGAAGTTGAGCGGGAGATGGGGCAACGGACGATTGCTCGTCGCGTGGCCAAGGCAAGGGAAGTCGAACATGCGAAGCGTAGCTGAATTTGTGAAGGCCGAACGTGCTTGGCCGAGGGGAACCCGGATCAAGTATGCCAAGGCGATGGCAAAGAAAGAGCCCGATAGCAAGGAGTTCTGGAATGCCGTTCTGATTGCGTATGGTGTGAATGTGGCCACTGGTCGCGTCCTCCCGTCAACTTCATGGACCTTAGAGAGGAGCCTAGCAGATGTCAAGCGGTAAAAGGGAGCCACGGAGCCCATGGCAGCGATACGGTAAGAAAAAGTGGATGTATTCCACAACGTATCAGTTATGGCGTGAAGCAGTGAAAGTGCATGGTGCAATGAGCGAAAAAGCTATTGCGCTTTCGTGCCAACATGCTAAGACCATGAGCGTTAAAAATTCGGCGTGTGTGACTGCTTAACAAGGACTGTGCTATGTATCAGGATCATGTTTCTATATTGAACGCTGCTATGAGGCATGATCCTGATATCTTCGTGCGTGGTGTGACGTTTGCGTTTCTGAGTATTCGAGTGCAGTTTATCCGTGTCTCTGCCCAGATGGCAGAGGTAGACAATGCAGGAGTGAAGGCGAGGGCGTTGTGGGGACACAAGCGGGGCGCTTATGATTATCTTCGTTTAAACAAGATGGCTTTGCACAAGCAAGTATGTGCCGCGAATGACAGCGAAACCGCGATAAGAGCTGTTGCAACCATACCGGGAATGGGCATCGTGAAAGCCGCGTTCGTGTGTCAGATGATGGGGCACGACGTTGGCTGTTTGGATAGCCGCAACCTTGAACGGCTAGGCATCCCGCCCAGAGAGTGGGAAGGCAGAAAAGGCACTTACTCGTTTAAACGCAAGGTGGAACGCTATGTGCAATTTACCGGTGGACAAGCGGAAACGCTGTGGAATGACTGGTGTGAGGACGTGGCTAAGGTCTATGCCATCTCGGCTGAGAGCATTAGCAGGGAACATCTTGTTATCGTGCCTAAAGGTATGCGTGGCCGTTTTAGTAATTGTGGCCCTGTCCCGGTAGTGAGTAATTCAATCCCGTTTTAGAAAAAGGCTAGAACGATGCTTATGCAGAAGATGACTAGAGATGAATACGTGATTAAGCTCTATAGAAAGGGCTATGAGCATATCGGGGCTGGGGTGTACTCGGCTGTGCTAAGCAAGCCCGGTTCTGATACTTGCATCAAGGTTGGGCGCAACGATAATTGGCCCATGTACATTGCATGGGCAGCACAGAGGGGATATCTCGGCACCTTTGCGCCCATGGTATTCGCGTTTAAACAATATCCCAACTTCTACGTGGCAAAGATGGAGCTGCTGGTAGAAACGCTATCGCGGATCGAGAACCAAATCTATCGTTGCGAGCTTTTGGATATGGTTAACACCGCGCGGAATATGTTTAATCCGTGGATGTCACCAGAGGCAAAGGGCAAGCTTCCAATAGGCCCATGGAGAGAGTTTCTCTCTAAGCTTCACTTGGACAATCTGCTAGATGACGCGCATCTCGGAAACTGGATGGTGAGGAAAGATGGACAGATAGTGCTTATCGATCCTACTGCTAGGGAGAAGCAAGGAAACGATCCGATCCGGATTAAAAGCGGGCAGTTGACAAGCACAGCGCGGCGTGACACAAGCACTAAGGCAAGCGAAGAACCTTCTCGTTTAAACGCAAAGCAGGAGCATGGACAATGGACAGCACGTTTATTCTTAGAGCAGGAGAGAGGGCAAATTCCGTCAGCAGTGGGCGTTATGCCGCTGAAAGAGGTAATCCCTCAAAGGAATACAAACCCGCCCATGGAGGGCAACCTACGCCGGTTCTCTCCTCATTTCGCCCGATGGAAAGCGGCAATGGAATGGCTCAACTTTCCTCCGCAGCAGATCAAGGACGAATAGAACCTGACACCTATTCGCCCCGCCCCATGGAGCGGAAGGGGATGCAATCTCTGATTGCGGCTGAGATTGCACTGTCTGACAGCCCAAGGAAACAGGGCTTCAACTACGGGATCGGCTGGGGCAAGGAAATGCCGCTCCCTGCAGTGTATTTCGACGCTGTGCGTTTAAACGCAACGCTTCGGAGCCTTGCCCATGACGCCACGGCGGCTAACTGGCAAATGGAAACTGCAGTTCGCAACGTCAGGTTGGCCGAGACACACTCGGAAAAGGAGATGGCAGTCGCGGCTCTTACCATGATCGTAAAGAGCTATGACGATAACAAGGAGGTTCAAGTCGCTCTTATGGTAGATGAGCTTGCCTCTGCCATTGACGGCATCGCCCCTCCCGATCCGCGCGGCTACACTCCCAATATGGGACTGCACTATGCAGTGAAGCCCCTGCGCAACATTGTCGAGCGGATCAAGGCATACTTTGCCAGCGTTGACGGCTAGCTCGTTTAAACACACAAGGCCCATGCGACAACTTGTCACATGGTAGTACCTCCAAATAGTGTACATGTTGACTACAGGCAATAACGCCGCAAGCACTCTGCAAGGTGCTTCACTACTGAGAGAGGTTACTCCGATGGCTACCAAAACTCCTGCTGCTCCTGCTCCTGCCCCGTATACCGGCGTTGACACTTCGGCGTGGAAGTCGGCTGGGCGCAACCTGAAATACACCACGCTTGACGGAATGCTTTTCATCGCGGTCCCGATCACGAATGATGTGATCAACGCCAGCCCGGTCAGTGCGAGCGGCAAAAGCAAGTCGGTCGGCAGTACGCTGGGGAACGTCGGCATTGACGGCTTTCCTATCAAGTTCGGTGTGAACGTTTACAGCCCGGTTTAGTCCTCCTCGGCTGTATCTAAGGGATGGGGCGGGATGCCTGATAGGGTCCTGCCCCATTTGCTTGTTTATCGCTTCCCTCGTTTAAACGAGCGACGACTGTTAGAGCTAGTGCGTAGTTTGTCCGGGACTTTCGAACGTAAATCCCGTCGCCGTAGAACGTTTTCGCGGCGAAAAACGTGCCATAGCACTTTCCAACTCATGAATAATAGTATCGCGCATAAGTGCCAAATCATCGCCGTTGCACTCATAGTTTGGGTTGGCGAGATTGCCGAGCAATTGAATTTGGCGGATAGCCGCGTTCATTCGCTTGGCACCGATCCGCTTGAAGCGGTCGGCCCTGCTTTCGTTTTCCGGCACCGGCTTGCGGCCCATGCGTCGCGCGACACTTTTTGTCCTGGGGTTTGCTGGGCTAGCTGCAACCGCCCCGCCTTTCTTTACTGATTTCGCCATGACTGGAAACTCCTTTGCGTTTTTCAGTGGCGTCACCATAACACGGAAAATGGGGCAAGGTTGCGGCAGTCACGAACATGTGATGGGATGGAACCCCGATACCGCTTGACGCGACGCAAAAAGTCAGAACGGGCAACAGTGCTTACATATTCTCTGTTAGTAATTCATTAAGCACTATGATATAGGCTGGTTCGGCTCACTACTGAGCTACGTGCAACAAAGGGGAATAGCTATGATCGACACTGCCATGAGCACAAATGAGGTTGCGGCTTTCGTGGTGCGGCTTAAGCTGCAGGGCTATAAGGTCAGTCAATTTGAAGCGGGCTGGGCTTGTGAGGTAGACGGCGCGCAACTCTTCCGTGCCACTATGATGGGGAACGAACGCTTCATGGTCCGGTTTAACGAAAGGGTGTTTCCCGATGTCTAGAGATACCGATTTAGAAGATGTAAGCTTCGGGGCTTGTCACCGGTCAGTGATAGTGGTGCGGGGCAAATCGCGGCGTGAGATACGCAAGGAGGTCAAGCTTCGTAATTGGAAGATAGAGGGCGAAAATCCGGGCGGTGTCTATGCAAGCGACTGCAAAGCATTGCGAGTGCTACGGACTGACGGCGGCTTATGGGAAGCGATCTGCTTGCGAAACGTCTATTGGGACGTTTAGCGTTTAAACGCTAAGGTTGTATTGAGCATGGGGCAGGGTGCCATAATCCTGCCCCATTTCTATTGCTATCTGCTAACGTCGTTTAAACGCGGCGGGCTGTTTCTCATTCAAAGGACTAGAAGATGAAAACTCAAACTCATGAGACCTATATCCGCGCGGTTGCTGCACTCGCAATTAAGATGGGTGACTTGAACCCAACTGAGCGGATGGAATTGCAAAGCATCAAGCTTGTATATGGTGCGGGACCGGCAGGAACGCGGGGCGTGACTTACTACAATCGTTGGAAGCCAAACGCCGATAAGGTTGTTCCGTTTGTTGAGGTTTGTGCGTTCGGGCAGGAAAGCCTCGTTCAAGTATGCGGCACCACGATACATGAACTAGGTCACGTTCTGGCGGGTTGGGACGCGGGACACGGCAAAGGTTGGTCCGATGCCTGCAAGCGTCTGGGGCTTAGCAATATCCAAGCGGCTGGCACTGAATACGCTTGGGAGTGCTTCGCACCTAAGCTCCGGGCAAAGCTCGAAGCGCTTCCTGCCCCTATCGATGGCAACCCTAACGGCAAACCATTGGCAGGGCTTCCCGGTCTAGGTGTAACCCGGTTCGGCGGCTTGATCGGTACTCTCAAACCGTGCGGGGCTGGCGTCGGGACAAGGGGCGGAAAGAGCAGGGGCGTTGGCAGCGGATCGCGGTTGCGGTTGTTCCAATGCGGTTGCGAACGCCCGGTGAAAGTGCGGATCGCCGCCGACACTTTCGACGCAACGCACAACGTTTGCGCCAAACTCTTCCAGCGGGCTTAGATCGGCCCAACGGACAATAGCCGCCCTACGGGGCGGTTTTTTGTTGCCTATTCAATGGCTTAGCCGCCGTTCGGATCGACCGGGAACAAAAGGCGAAAACCGCGCCAGTGCGTTATTTTGCGCGATCCGATACCAAGGTCCGGAAAAGGGCCAAACGCGCCAGCGGGCTTCTAATTCGCTTTAAATGGCATTGCGCCCAGCGCATAGCTCACCGCGCTGCAGCGGGAACCAAGCTATGAACCGCGCCAATTCCGCTTGCGGCGATACCGTGTTTAAACGCGCAGATAGGAGTGAACCGGCAGTGCGATCTTTCCAAGGAATGAATTGCTATTACAACTCAATACGGCCCTATTCGGATTATCCGAATATGTATCAAATCGGCCCTGTCAAGTCTTTTGTGAGGGGTGCGGCGTTTAGGCGCAGACGCATTTAGCGCTTGACAGGAATATAATCCTCAACCTTGTTGATATGCAGATAGGAGCGCATTCCTATGTCAAGTCACAATCGCGTGATGTTGCATGGCACAATCACACTTCCGCCACAATTTCGACACGAAAGCACCACAATTCGGCCTCAAAAAGGTCGATTTCCCCATGGGGCGGCCCGGCGCGGTGGCGGGAGCTTGGGGGACCCATGTGTTGTTCGTGGAGGTATTCGGGTATGATCGCGCTTTGTTAAGTAATTGAAAACAAAAGAGAAATCGCGATGTTCTCCCTTTGTCTTAGAGAGAAATATATAAAAAAAAATAGAAAACAAACAAACAACCTTGACAAGGAAGGAAGGATGTTTGTCGATTTATGTATCTAACGACCGCTTGCGGCTGCTGGGAAAACGCGGAAACAAACAAACAACCTTGAAAGCGCAATTGTTCGTTTAAACGCGAAGGAAAAGCAGATCGCCGCGCCCTCGCTCCGCTCGGGCTGAGGTGGTATCAGCTTACCGAACTTGACAAATGTGGCGCAAGTAGGGCATAACAGGGGCGGAAGTTAGCGCAGGAGCAAAAAATATGGCCGAAACGGACCTATCGGGACCAAAGCTGTCTCGAAAGCCGAACAAGTTTAAGTTTCGCACGAGTGGAGAAGAAGAGTTGAAGCCACGGACAGGGCCGATCAGCATGGCAGACGTGGTGGAGACGAAGATCACATACCTCTGGCATCCGTATATCCCGTTCGGACGGGTCACTCTGCTTGGTGGCGACCCCGGAGCTGGGAAGACATTCATTACTGCGTATCTTGCAGCCACGCTCAGTAGAGGAGATACACTGCCGGGAGAGGACAGCACTGACAGAGAGCCGATGAACACGCTGCTGATCAGTGCTGAGGACGATATGGGAGATACACTTAAGCCCCGTTTGCGAAATCTGCGCGCTGATATGCGGAGAGTGTTCGTTGAGCCGAGAGCGATTGTACTAGATGACGATGGCATGGTCGCGATTGAGCAGATGATACGAGCGACGAAGGCTAAGCTGCTGGTGATTGATCCGATTGTCGCCTACTTCGGCAGCGGTAAGGACATGAACCGTGCGAATGATGTACGACCGGTGATGCAAGCGTTGAAAAACATGGCAGAGAAGCTGCAGATCGCGGTTGTAGTCGTCAGACACAACAGAAAGGCGAGTGCTGGCAGTCCAGAGGGGAAAAAAATCTACGCTGGCTATGGAAGTATCGACTTCACCGCAGCAGTTCGCAGTGAACTCGCAGTAGAAAAGGGAAGCGGCGACCGAAACTTCTTCTACCACATCAAAATGAACAGCGGACCACTCGGCCAAGGGATAAAATACTACATCGAGAACATGCACGACGACACCGGGCTCTTCCACTGGGACGGCTTCATTGAAGTAAAGATGAAGAGCAACGGTAAAGGGATATCGATGAAGTTTAAGAACGAAGATGCGATACGCGGATGGCTCTTCGACCATCTTAAAGCATTCCCGGAAGGCGATCTGGTGAAGAATGTGTTCGCTGCGGGGATGTTAGCAGGTTATTCCCAGACCAAGCTCGAACATGTGAAGAAAGGTCTCGTGCAGTCGGTGAAGGTTGGCAAGGAGTGGATGTGGAAGCTGTCTCCGACAGCGCAGGTTGCTCACGATGATGACGGTGTGGTAGAGTAAGCTCATGGCAGACAGACCCAACAGAGAACGAGAGATGAAGCTCCCCGCCGTCGAGGTGAAAGGGCGCTGGTTCACGAAGTATGATCCCAGCATCGCACTAGATATCGTGGAGCGGATCGCAGATGGCGAGCTGTTGATCAAGATCACGGCGAAGGACGCGGTGCCAAAGACAATCACCAAGCAGACCTTCCTCCGCTGGGTCGCGACCGTGCCTGAGTTGTCCACCGCCTACTCAGCCGCCATGCAAATATCCGCCCACGCATTCGAGGAGAAGGCAATTGCGAAAGCAGAGAGTACGGCGGCGACCCCCGGCAGTCCACAGAACGTATCAGCAGCGAGCTTACTTATATCACAGTATCGATGGTCGGCGGCTCGTCGTAATCCAACACGGTACTCTGACAAAGGAAACACTCAGATTGTTGTCCCAATCAATATCAACACGACCCTCGATCTAGGTAATTCCAAACAGACCATCGACGTTGAGGTCCCCGACATCTACACGTTCTCGATCCCGGCTAAGGAGACTGCTGTTGAAGGAGAGTTCGAAGAAGTGGGCGCTGTACATGGAGAGCCAACTCCCGAAGCTCAACCGCTCGATACGGAGGCGAGCCAAGCAAAGCTTGCAGCGACTAAAGAACAGTTCAGAGCTATGCTCAAGCCCGACGAGCCTGTTATCGGCACCCAGCGGCAACCGCTCTTACACTCAGGCAACAAGGGTGGAGCCCCTAAAGGACCAAGGAAGCGAGTGCTAACACCCCGCACTCCAAAGGAAAAATAACATGGACAGTTTCTTCGATACGATCCAGCGCTTGTTGAGCGGCGGCAAAGACAGTACCACCGACGATCCCGGCTTTAATGTGGATCGCGGGCTGGATAAGAAACCAGAGCAAGGCACTCTCTCCGGTCTGCTCATGCACCCCGACACACTCATGCAGCGTCTCATGGGCGGGCAGAACAACAAGGACCCCGCCAACGTCACTGACGAGCAGGGGAACATCGTTGACTATCGCCCCGGAGGTAAGGACCCGCTGCCGCCATTAGGGCAAGAGGGTGTCAACCCCTTCGAGAGCTTGCTGTCAGGTAAGGGCAACGGTCCCGGCACTATCTCAGGCTTCATCGCCCGCATGTTATCGCCTCAGCGTGAGAGAGATGTGACGGAGCCAAGTTTCTCTGGCACTCCTACTGTCGGCGGTGGTGATAAGAATGCTGGCACACCCGGCACCGGAGTTGATCCTGCTCTCAACCCTGTGCGTACAAAGAACCAGCGCGTCCCCGGATTAGCCAGTACGGAAGTACAAGGCCCTCCTCCGCCTCCCGACTACGGAATGCCGAACGCTCTCGACCCTCAGCAGATCGAAGAGCTTCGCAAGAGCTTGCTTACACAGGCAGGACAGATGGACCCGAACAACCCGAACGGTCTCGCCGGTCGCATGGGCTCTCCCAATGCACCATCTGACATGGGCCGACAGGGACAGGAAGCGGTTGGCATAGCCGATAGCATCCGTGGCTTCGACGGTGTGAAGAAAGCAAAGATCAAGGCGACGGTAAATGACCCGAACCGTTAAGCGCAAGCTCCCACACGAGCGCTTCGTGGAAGTAGTCTGGAACGATGCAGCAAGCAATGAAGGCTGGGTCGAGCTAGACGCTGACACTGAGCCGATGCAGATCATCACGCGCGGCTGGCTGATAAAGGAGAACACCTCCTACCTCGTCCTCGCAGGCTCTCTCCAACTTGACAACGCTAACACAGTAGGCTCTACTCAAATCATCCCCCTCGGCATGATTGTCTCGCGCCGTGAATTGAAAGTGACCAATGCCAGCAGCAAGCTTCGACATAAACTTCATCCCGAACCCAGTGCAAAAGAAGTTCATCGAGAGCCGGGCAAAGGCTGACCTCTTCTCTTCGCGCATGGGTGAAGGCAAGTCTGCAGCTCTCGCATGGTCTGCGTTCTACCACACTCGCCACAACCCCGGAGCGGAGTGGGCGCTCATCCGCGACACATGGGAGAACATGCAGGCGACCACGATGAAGACATTCTTCGAATGGTTTCCGCCCGGCCAAGCAGGAGAGTTTCATGCGACGAAGAAAGTATTCAAATGGGCAAGCGGACTTGCTCAAGGAGAAGTACAGTTCCTTGGTATGGATGATCCGCAAGATGCGTCCAAACTTATGTCGCGATCTCTCGCTGGCTTTGGCATCGACGAACCCGCCCCCGCCATCGGTAGTGGCGGCGTTGACGAACTTATCTTTACTATTGGAATGTCCCGCCTTCGACAGAGCGGAATGAAGTGGTACAGTGCTAAGCTAGCGGAGAACAATCCTGATGAAAACCATTGGACGTACAAGCAATTCGTTTCAGAGCGAAAAGATGGTTTCGTTACATGGCAGCCATCTAACCCAGAAAATTCCCTACATCTCCCTGCGAACTATTACGAAGGGCTTCGCCAAACATTCTCTCATCGTCCCGACTTGCTCCGAAGATTTGTGGATGGCGAATTTGGCTTCCAGCAACTGGGTAAGGCGGTCACACCCCAATGGAATGACAAGCTTCACTTGGCAACTGGCCTCGCGGTACTCCCCCGATCCGAAGTAGCCATCCTTTGGGACTTCGGGCACAACCCCACTGCTATCTTCACGCAGAAGACACCTCTCGGCCAATGGCTGATCCTCGACGCACTGGTCGGAGAGGGCATCGGAGCGGAAGAGCTGATCATCGACGCAGTGAAGCCGCTAGTAGCCGAACGATATAAACTCAACGCCCTTCGTCACATAGGCGATAACCAAGGAAACCAACGTGAGCAAACAAGCACTGCACGAAGCGCTGTCCAGTATATTAAAAAAGAACTTGGAGGATCGTGGCGATCTGGACCGATTGCAACTCACCTTAGAGTGGACCCCCTACAGGCAGTCCTTTCCCGGACAATTGGCGGACGTGGGCTCGTACAAGTTGACCGTGAACGGGCGAACAAGGTCTGGCAAGCGCTTCGAGGCGGCTGGCATTATCACATCGCGAGGAGTGGACTTATCGGGACTGAGCCAGTAAAGAACGAACACTCCCATCCCGGCGATGCTATGGGCTACGGTGCTGCGATCATCTTCCCGCTTGGCAAGATTAATGCGCCAAAATCCGGCCTCGGCGGGCAGGAGCCGAAGATTGCTGGCTACGGTAGCGGACGCCCATCCTTGCAAATAGGACGGGGACCCGGTAAGATGCCCCCGAAACATGGAGACCCATTATGAGCCCGCGAGAAGTCGATCTGCTCAGTGAAGATGGGGCAAAGGATTATCTCCGAGCCCTTATAGATGTATTAGATGAACTAGACGAAGAGGATTTCTTCGGTCCCGAAGGCTGGCGGCACCGGCTAAGATTGGAAGATTAACATGGCGAACCGAAACGTATCCTCATACTTTGGTGAAGATGGCTCTGTGAACCAGAGCTGGGCCGGTCTGCTTAACGGCGACAGCGGCAACCCGGCTGCGGTCCTCACTCGCGGCATCGGCTACACAATTCAAGCAACCGGCACCTTCGGCGCTGGCGGCTCCGTAGCACTCCACGGCTCCAACGACGGCGTGAACTATCTCGCGATGGATGATGCTGGTGGCACGACTATCGCAATGACCACCACGAAGATTTGGCGGATGGCGAACATGCCGAAGTTTGTTAAGCCCGTCGTAACTGCTGGTGATGGCACCACTGTCCTCGCCGTCGCAATGTTCGGGCACACTCGGTAATGGAAAAGGACCGTGAGAGCGTTGCCAACGAGGCGACACAAGACAGTCAGGGCGGGGTAGACTTCGGCCAGCCGGTTAAGGAAGAGCCGAACGTAGACAAGCGGCTCGAAATCGTGTCGGCGCTGCAGGGATACTGGCAGGAAGCGAACGAGAACCGCCGCAGCGGTCTCAACCCTCGCGATGATAAGTGGCAGCAGAACCTCGACCTTTACTGGAACCGCTATGACTTCTCGAATAAGGCGGCGTGGCAGGCACAAGAGAGTATGCCAGAGGTCCCCGGCTTCGTGGATCGCTTCGCGGCAGCGTTGAAAGAGGCACTTATCCAAACACCAACCGGCTTTTTCTCCGTCACAGACCCTGCTGATAAAGAAAACGACATGGCTCAGGCTATCAAACGTGTCATGGACGTGTGGTTATCCACTGCTGGCCGCAACCAAGTCGGCCAAACCCTCCCATTCTCTGCTGTCTTCGAAGATCAGATGAAGATGGGAGCGCTTATGTCATCCGCTTCCATCACAACTTGGAAGAATGACGTAGAAGGTGGCCGTGTTGCGGTCGAAAGTATCGATCCGCGCATGGTTTGGCTCGATCATACTGGGCGAAATCTCTATCGCGTCCGTCGTATTGAACTCGACCGGCATGAACTTGCTGGTATGAAGGCGATGAAAGACGGTCGTGGAAAGGAAATCTTTGATGAATACGAACTCGCGAAGCTCGAAAGCTCGTTCTTCGACAAGCGTCTCGCAGACGAACAGCGTACTGGCACTGGTCAGAACGTTGCTTCGAACCGTCGCATCGTACAGCTTGACGAGTATATCGCTACTGTTATTGGGAACGACGGAACTGTACTGGCTGACCGCGCCCTTATGGTACTTGCCAATGGTCAGTACCTTATTCGCGGACCAGAAAAGAACCCGTTTTGGCATGGTAAGGATTGGCTCACCTATACGCCGCTGATCACCGCGCCGCTCTCCGTCTACGGACGCAGCTACATGGAGGATTTCGGTAGCGTAGCGAAAGCCTTCAACGATCTGACGAACATGATCTTAGATGCAGTACACACCTCGTCCCTCAACATGTTCGCGATGGTGCCTGAGATGCTGCTCAACCCGAACCAGATCGCAGAGGGCGCAACACCGAATAAAATCTTCCTACTCGAAGGCGGATATAAGGCGCAAGACTTTGCTTCCGAGATCACTCTCGGAACTCTATCTGCTGACAGCGTGAAAGTTTGGCAGTCTATGAAAACGGAGCTTACGGAAGCTGCGAAGATGAATGAGGTTGGCCTTGGACAGTTTGCACCTAATAGTCGAACATCTGCTACAGAGATCACTGAAACGCAGCAAAGCTCGTCCGCTCTTATTCGATCTGTGGCTCAAACGGTGGAGACGCGGCTCCTCGATCCGCAACTCGACCTTATCTGGAAAACGGGGATGCAACACGCCAGCCTCGACAACAAAATGCTAGCCGCCGCCGCAGGTGAAGAAATGTGGGGAGCGATGATTTCCAATCGTAAGGAAATGATCCGCCGACCGCTGACCTTCCAAGCTCGTGGTATCTCTTCCCTTATCGCTCGCAGTGCGCAGATGAAAGCACTTATGGGCGTACTCGGCATCATGGCTCAGTCCGAAGTTCTCATGCAGGAGTTTCTGAAAAAAGCAGACCTTGATAAAGTCATCAATCTTATCTTCCAGCTCTCGGGCATCGACATTACCAAAGTCACAATGTCTGAGCGCGAGCGGATGATCAAGTCTCTCGCACAGCCGATGCAGCAAGCGGCTGGACCGGGCGGCGCTCCTGCTCCTGCAGACGCAGGCCAGCAGATGGTCGATCAGTCAGTGCAATCATTAGGGATTGGCAAATGAAGGTAGAAGATTTAGCCGCGATGCGGATCGGTGTCGAGATGGACACCATCCGTCCTTACGTTGAAGCGGAAGTGAACGAGATGCAGAAGTTCGTTGTTAACACTGTCACCTCTCTCGTCAACGCGGGCACACTCACTCCTGAAATCGCTCTCGCCAAATGGATGGAGTACATCGCCTACCGCAAGCTCCTACAACGTTTCGATCACAAAATCAAGCATGGTGCGAGCTTAGGCGGGCACCAGAACATTGACATGAGTAAGCAATAGTGCTAGGACTAAACTCTATCAACCGAGGAGAAGATTAATGCCGATCTCAAAGAAACGCCGTAGCGAAGATACGCTTTTTGGCGATCAGCCCATGGCTCAGGTATTCCCTGATGTGGATGGTGAAGACAATCCGATTAAGGAAGCAGACCGTGTAGCAGAGCTTGAACAGGCTCTCAAAGATTTGCGTGACCAGCGTGAAGCTGATCGCGAGATGGACGCACTTCGCGGAAGCGGCCCGACGTTCCAGTCTCAGGTTACGCCGACCTATCAGGAAGTAGACCCCAACTCTATCGAGCTGCCCGATCCGGCTCTCGATCCGCAGGGATACGATGCGGCTGTTGGCAAGCGGACTGAAATCCGCATGGACAACAAGACGAAGAAAGATGACTTCGAGCGCAAGCAAGCGGAAGATATCAAAAACAAAGTCAACTCGCTCTGGACGAACTTCGAAGATCAGTATCCGGAGTACGTTGGCGATGCTACGCTCAAAGAGCGAACAGAGATTGCTGCGAACTTCGTAATCAAAGCTGCTGTCGCAAAGGGAGTTGATGCTCAGAAGTATATGTTCGGCACACAGAACCGTTTCCTCAAAGACGTTGCGAAGAAGTACGACGAAATCTTCGGCGCTCCGGAGGCTCTTGATGATGGTTACGAAGATGATCTCCCTGCTCGCAGTCGCACGGCTCGTGCTTCTGCTGCTCGCAATTCCAGCCGTCGCCAGCGGACGGAGGACGACGATGTGGCAAGAACGGGCGGGATATTCGGAGGCGATGCAGGCAGCGGACGGCGATCCAAACCAAAAGACGAAGATGAAAATGGACCCGGCGACATGATCGCAGATATCCAAAAGCTGCAGCGTAGCAGTGGTTTCTTCTGATGTTAGAATTTCTAATCTTCATCTTTATACTGTGGCTGGTGTTTGGCCACTAGCGCGATCTGTGGAGCCGGTGAGGGGTTGACTTTATTCCTAGCGATAGGATAATATGCAACATCGAGTTTCAACCCTTAAGAGGTAAACAAAAACTATGTCTTGGAAATATGACGCCCCCACCGGCACCTATCGCAACTTCACGCTGAGCAATGAGCTTCGGCGCGAGAGCTTGCAGGATACGCAGTTCATGAAGTTTGCTCGTGCAGAACCGGGCTTCGGTAAGCAGAAGGGTGAAAGCGTTACGATCACTCGTATTCTGCAGTTGCCGCTTGCGGGTCGCGTCGGAGAGACTGATCGGCTTCCGTCTGGCCGCCCCTCCATCGAAACCAAGCAGGTTTCTGTCAGCCAGTGGGGTTTCAAAATCCCCATGACTGAGTTCGAACAGAACCTCGGCAAGTTTAACATCATGAACCCGTTTCAGGCATCGCTCCGCGATCAGATCACTCTGACCATGGACAAGATGGTTGCCGATGCGTTCAAGCTTACTCCCGTCAAGTATGTCTCTACTGCCACTGGCGGCACCTTCTCAACGAACGGTACTCCTGCTGCGACTTCGGATCGCAACCTTGGTGTGCAGGACCTTCGCCGCATCTATGATCGTCTGTCTGACGATTTGAAAGTGCCGAAGTATCGTAACGGCAAGTACGTTGGTATTCTCTCCACGAAAGCTGCTCGCGGTCTTAAGAATGACCCTGAGTATAAGGACTGGATTGCACCGACCTCTTCCGAGCCGCTTATGTCCGGTCGCTTGAAGGATATCGAAGGCTTTGCGCTCTTCGAAAGCAACCATCACAACGCGCTGTCTCAGCTCGCTGGTACTTCCACCACCACCGGTGAAGCGGTGTTCTTCGGTGCCGATAGTGCTGGTCTCGTTCGCATTCAGGACCCTGAAATTCGTGCTGGTCAGCCCGAAGAGCTGGGTACTTTCCGTGAAGTTGGCTGGGTAGGCACCATTGAAGCGTTCCTTGTTTGGGAGCGTCCGTCACTGGCTCGCGTTATTCACCTTAGCTCCACGTAATAGGAGAAATGTCAATGCACCAGTTTCTTAAAGACGCCGCTGTAGTCTCGACCACCCCGATCAGTTCTTCGGGTACGCCGGGTGTTGTGGTGTTCACCGCTACCGTTGCGGACGTGAAGTTTATCTTCACTCCCGCTCGACCCATCGATGTTATCCGCTGGGGTGTCATCTTCACCGTTGCCAAGGATGCTTCGTCCATGGCACTTACCCTGTCACGGCGACCCATTGCGGGCCTCGCTGCGAATAAGGTGGTGATCTCGACGCTGACTGATACTGCCGCTCGCGCTGCGGGTACGGTTATCTATCAGGAACCCGGCTCACTCACTACTGCCGCTGCTACTCAGTCCACCGCCGAAGATGGCTCTCTGCGAAACGTAGACCCGGTTGGGCCTTACCATGTCGCAATGGGTCAGGAACTCAGCGTTGAGCTGACTGACGTGGCTGACAGTTCTGGACAGGGCTACATCTTCATCGAGTATCAGGAATATCCGTTCAATGCTGCGGATGTTGGTGCTGCTACTGCTGCAGTGAAGATCGCTGCTTCCACGTAAGGAGTAACAATGTCACTCTTCAACTCGTTTGATCGCTATCGCCATCTGGACGAATTGAATGAGCCGCTCGAAACTCAGGGCTCCGGGGTTCTTACCCCGGCAGCTCGTCGGGCTCTCATGCAAGCTAATCTAGTTGGTGCCTCGTATGATGCTACGGCAATCGTACAGGGCAAAGCTTCACCGGCAATCGGTGATAAGCTCGTCGTCGTCCCTACTGTTGCCTCGGGCGGCGTTCTCGCTGTGCATGTGACTGATGCTATGACCCACTCGGTTCGTATCAAGTCGCTTGCTGGCACTGTCTACTATCTCATGGCAACGACCACGATTACCAACCGAACTGGTGGAGCGTAATATGCAGGTTACGAAGGAGCTAATCGATCAGGATATCAAGGGCATGGAAGCCCAGCAGAAGTCATTGGAGGTCTCGCTAGCTCAAACTAGCGGGGCCTTAACTACTCTGCGAGCAATTCGAGATTTTCTGGATCGCCCTGAGCCGGAAGTCGCGAAGAAAGCAGAAGTGGAAGTAGAAGTGGAAGCGGAGGATTATACGAAAATTTCAGATGCGAACCAAGAAGTGCAGGACCGTGTTGCAGCTCAGCAGGCGGCTCGTGCCGATGCTCTCTCCGAGAGTGAACTTGCCGAACTCGTCGCAGGCTCCGGCGCTGTAGTTGAAGCAATCGAGCCGCTTAAGGTTGTGAACGCCAGCGGACGTTATGAAGAGAAGGAAGCAGTCTGATGGTAGGTGATCGTGTAATCGACTATGATCGCGGCGTGATTATCAACGTGCATCCCGGCACTGGCATGGACGTGTTTATGTACGTGGAACAGCCCGGCCAGTTCATGACTGCGCATGGCACCACAGTCCCCGACCAGATCGCTCGTGAAGCGGGTTACGATGTGGACAAGCTCTCGAAAGATCGGCTGCGGATGGAACGTAAGGCACAGGCCAGCGCTCTGATCGACCAAGAACTCAACGATGATGCAAGCACAGTCGAGCAGGTTGTGAAGGAAATCGGCGGCTTCTCGATGGTGAGCATCGGACTTGGGCGTTTCAACGTTAAAGACCCTGATGGGAATAAGCTCAACGCAAATCCTATGGCAGAAGCCTCGGCTGAGAAGCTGATGAACGCAATGGCTGGCGTTGTGGTTGATCTCGACGCGGAAGCTAACGAGAAGGTTAAGACTAAGGGCAGCGCCAAGTAATCTGCTTCGTAATACTCAGTTAATCTTGGGGGCTAGCTTGTATCGCTGGCCCCCTTTTGTTAGAATAGGGACATAATGACCACATTTGCAGAACTCCGCACCGACGTACAGAACCTAATCATCGATCTGCCGCCCACAGTGCTTGCGGCGGTGCCTAGTCTCGTGAATGAAGCGATCCGTAGTATGCAGCGAGCCTATAACTATCGCGCAATGGAGGTTTCCACCTCATTCACGACCACAGTGGGCTCTCTTGCATTGGGCACCATTGCCAATTTCAAAGAGTATCGCGACAAAGGCCCGTATATGCTACGGCAGTACGCCAAAGCTCGCAAGCTGCTCACCGTTCTTGATACTGACGTGGATCAAGCGGTGCTGTCGGACGTACTTTACCCGAAAGAGCCTGAGTTTATCCTCAACTCGGTGAACCAATCGAGTGGTGTGTGGACGTTTACGCTCGCCCCGTACCCGGATGACCTCTCGGACTGGAGCGATGGCAACTATCGCATCGTGATCCCGACGTACAACTACACCGCAGCGCTCGTCGCAGACGGCGATAGCAACTGGTTTACGAACAATGCCAACGACTACATCGTCTACAAGGCCACGGCTGAGGGATTTGGCCGTGACTGGGACTATGACAGCATGGCGTTGTGGCTGCAGCGAGCGAAAGAGAAGCTCGACGAGATTAAGAAGGCCGATAAGATGAACCGCTTGTCCTCGGTCGATACACTTGTACCTATGTGGCAAGGAGCCAATCAACCGCAGGTGAGACGCTAATGGCAAGTCCTCCGTTTAATATCAATCAGGCTCTTCCGGGCGATACAGATATCGTCTCGCAGCATCCGGCGAACGCTAGGACGTTCCGCGATGTAGTCGAGAGCTGGCTGTTGGTCAATCACGATACGAATGGCTATCATTCTCGTGTCGATATCCCGCGCACCGCGTCTCCGACTACGCCAGCAGCGACGACTGACGTGCTGTATACGACCACGACTGGTCGGCTCAAGATCAAACATCCTGACGCGACGGAAGAGTACGTCGGGCTTCCGCCCGGTGTGATCGTATTCGGAGCTGGGGCTCTCGATACTGGCTATCTTGAAGCAGATGGCTCCGCAGTTAGCCGCTCTACCTTCGCTGACCTCTATGCGAAGATCGGCACGACGTATGGTATTGGCGATGGCGTCACCACGTTCAATCTGCCCGACCTCAAAGGCCGTGTTATCGCTGGTATTGACGCCAGCAGCACTCGACTGAGCACTGCGTACTTCGGCACAACGCCGATTATGGCTGCGACCGGTGGTTTCGAAGCGTTCTCGATTGCTATTCTCAATCTGCCTGCCCATCATCACTCTGTATTCTTAAACGATCCGGGGCACACTCACACTCTCAACAATGCCAATGGGCTTCTGACCACAAGTGTGTTTGGGTCTACATGGTCTGGTGGTAGTCCCGGCGGAATTGTGACCATCACGGAAAATAGTGCAACGACCGGCATTACTGTTCGTGATACAGCAGGCGGCGCTGGTACTGCAAACCAAACCGCAGATACTGGCGGCGCTACGCCGATCCCTCGTACACAGCCGACCATCATTCAGCGCGCAATGATTAAGTATTGATCCTATGGCAAGCAAGAAATCTACAGCGGTAGTCCTCCCGAACCTCGGTATCTACTATGACCGGGGACGGCTGGCGCTTAACCCTCGTATGCTTGCTGATGGAAATAACTTTCGTGTTAAGCTTGGTACGCTTACAAACCTCAATATGGGCTGGACCCGTTTCGGCAGTTTCCAGCTTAATGGCCCGGTGACACTGATCCGCAACTTCTTGAAACGAGATGCGACGGAACAACTCGTGTTTGCTTCGCTCACCGATATCTATAAGTTCGTGAACGACACTACGGTCACGTATCTCACGCCTCGCTATGAAGTTGGTACTGCGGCTCGGGCTGGCAGCACTGTCACCGGAGCTGGCGGTGCGAACTTCACCACTGGTGCAATCGCTATCGGCGATGAAATCACCTTCGGCACTGCTGGCGTAGTGAGTACGAGTGCGACGTGGCATCTGATCACTGGCGTCGGGGGAAGCACCACGCTTACTACGGCCACCTCTGGCACTGTAGTCGCTGGCCCATACACGATCCGTAAGAAATTTACTGGCCGTATCTCCGACGTGTGGCAGACAGCGGTCTTTGTGAATGCAAGTCCCAGCAACAGCGACGAACTCTGGCTCACGAATGGTGTGGATAACATCGTGCGCTGGAACGGCACTGATACGCAGGTAGAGGAGATGTCAGCACTTGGCTTCACGGCGAAGGCGATTGGCGTTTACTCTAACATGATGATCTTCGGCAACCTCGTGCAGAGTGGTACTGCGAAGCCAACTGATATGATTAACAGCAATCCCGGTGAGCCGCAGAACGTAACGACAGGGCTGAGTGAACAGTTCAAGGTTCATGGTAACGTCGATCCGATCCTCCGTGTCGAGGTGTTGGGCGATAACCTTGTTTTCTACTCCAACGCTTCGGATGGAGCGATCACGATTGCCCAGTTTGTTGGCGATCCACTCGTATTCGCATTCCGTCAAATCTCCAAAGGCGTCGGCCCGGTTGCAGCGAAGGCAGTCGCCAACTTCGGTAACTACCACGAGATCATCGCAGCCGACAGTGAGTATTTCTTCGACGGCGCTACTGTGAAAGCGGTGAACAAGCACGTATGGCGAGAAGCTCTTCGCCAGCAAGACCCGTCTCGTATCTCCTTTACCTACGCACATTTCGATGAAGAGAACGGCGATCTGATCTGGGTGCTTCCGTCTACCAGCGATCCAAATGCAGCAACAACCGGTGGCCCGAACTCCGCGTTCGTGGAACACTATCTTGAGGACCCCGGTAACGGACTTCCTTCTCCCTACTCGCGACGAACCTTTCCGTTCACTGCGACAGGCTACTTTAAACGCCAGACTGGCCTAACATGGGATCAGCTTACGAACACATGGGACACGTACAACTTCCGCTGGAACGACAGGTTCTTCTTCTCTGCATTTCCGCTTAATGTAGGCGGCGATGATACGGGCAAGCTCTACACCTTTAACGTATCGCAGGATGCGAATGGTGCAGCTCTTCCCAGCTTCGTCCGTTTCGGTCGTCGTGCAATCGCTGACGGTCGTATGCGTGGAATGCTCTCTCGTGTGTATCCGTTCGTGACGCAATTGACTAATCCACTGAACGTTACTGTTCGCATGGCAGATAGCGGCGAAGGTGAGCCAATGATTGTCGATACGCAGAGCTTCGATCAGACGCAGCCGGAAGGTGGGCACTTTACCGTCCACTATCGCCGGGGTCGCTTCTACGAAGTACAGTTTGGCTCAGATGGTCCCGCTCAGCCGTGGATCATCACTGGCTATGACACTGATATCAAACGAGGGGGCCGCAGATGATCAAGAGTGTTGTGAAGGTCGATGAGGAAGCCGTGAAGGCATTCAACGAGGAGCAGAAAGACTGGACGGCGACGTGTAGGGTTTGCGGTGTGAAGCTCATCGGGACATTAGGCGAAATCCGTAAGCATGGAGAATTGTGCCATGGCAAATAAAGTCAATCGCTCTCCGCTTATTCCGCAGCCGATTAACCTCTCTAACTTCGCTGGCATCTCAGACTGGGCGACGAGTTTAGTGTCGAGTGTTATCTCCGAACTTCGCGACCATGCTCTGCGTTTAAACACGGCAGGGATGGCGGATGGCAGTGAAGCTGCGGCTGGTCCGGTTGTGTTAAAAACGTATACGAAGACAACTCTGCCGAGTGCTGCGACCTACATCAACGGCATGATCATTGTGTCGAACGACGTTGGCGGGCTCACTCCCGCATTCTCTGATGGCACAAACTGGCGGCGAACGGCGGATAGGAACATCATCTCGTGAGCATGGACAAAGAGCGGCGGCTACAGCCGAGTGGTTTCTCTGATCTGGGCGTAATCTTTCCATACGGGGTCTCGCACATCATCATGCGCGATCTGGATGATAACTCTCGATGGGCTATCTCGTGGTCTACGGCGGTCGCCAGCTCTGACGGCTACGGCTACATCTCCATCACGGACAATCTGCGAATTGCGCACCGGGAAGGCTATGTCGAATACGAGCAGAACTCTGGCCCTCTTTTACATAATGGAGAGTTTATGCTAATCTTACGCGGCAGAAGGCTTGGTATTGCTGAGGCCCCTCTTCCAATTGGAGAGACACTGGCCACATCAACGAAGCCCTACGCAAAGAACGAGTTTCAACAGCCCCGTCTGATATACATGCTCGATGACCAACACTATGTCAGATGGACACCCGAGTTTCGCTCATGACTGAATTTCTCTTCGCCCGACTTGATGACGTAGCGGCCAGCGATGCAATTCTGCAGGCGCAGGTTACTGCGAACACTCTCGCAATTCTGCAGATCAATACAGTCGATCTGCCGGGCAAGCAACCGCTCGATAATACGCTGACTGCTCTGGCTGGGCTCGACGCAACCGCTGGTATCGTTGTCGAGACTGCGGCTGACACCTTTGTCAAACGAATTATGGCAGCACCGGCTGCGGGACTTTCGATCACAAACCCTGCAGGTACGGCGGGTAACTTCACATTTGCACTGGCAAACGATCTGGCCGCACTAGAAGGACTTGGCTCTACTGGTATCGCGGTTCGCTCTGCGTCTGATACGTGGGTGCAGCGATCTATCGCTGGTACTGCGAACGAGATCACAGCGACGAATGGTGATGGTGTAGCTGGCAATCCGACGCTTTCGCTTCCGACTAACCTGACGTTCACTGGTAAAGCGATTACCGGAGGTACGTTCACTAGTCCGACACTCGTAACCCCAGCGCTCGGCACTCCTACTTCCGGCAATCTTTCGAACACGACGAACTATCCGCTGGCTCAGCTTACCGGAGCGGGCACTGGTGTGCTTACGGCGCTTGCAATTAACATTGGCTCCGCTGGTGCTGTTGTTCTCTTCAACGGAGCGTTAGGCACTCCCTCGTCTGGTGTTGCAACGAACTTGACCGGTACTGCGTCTGGGCTAACCGCAGGCAACGTGACCACGAATGCGAACCTCACTGGCGAAGTGACCAGCGTGGGCAACGCAACAACTGTGACTAACGCTGCGGTGATTGCTAAGGTACTGACTGGCTACGTCTCCGGAGCTGGTACTATCGCCGCGACCGATACTATCCTCCAAGCGATCCAGAAGCTCAATGGCAATAACGCGACGAATGCGAACTTAACCGGGCCGATTACCTCAGTCGGTAACGCAACCTCCATCGCTTCGCAGACCGGCACCGGCACTACCTTCGCTATGTCAGTCAGTCCCGCATTTACTGGTACACCAACGTTCGCAGGACTGGCAACGTTCAACGCAGGTTTATCTGCTACAAGTACATTTACGCCTTCTTCCGTAGACGGGGCAGCTTTACTCGCTACCGGTTCGTATGGTGGCGGTTTAACATTTGTAGACGGCGCTAACCGTGGAGCGATCTGGACACAGAGCGGCGACATGGCACTGGGTATTGGCCCCGGTGCTGGTTCTGTTGCGATTAAATTGTTGCTAGATGATGCTAATGCTCATGCTCTTACGGGCAGTCTTACGATTAGTAGCAATCTCACTGTTACAGGTGGTCAGATTGCCTTTCCGGCAACACAAATTCCATCTGCGAATGCGAACACGCTGGACGATTACGAAGAGGGCACGTTTACGCCGACCTTCTCCTTCGTGACGCCGGGCAATCTTGCGCTCACTTATAATACGCAGTCGGGGTTCTATACGAAGATCGGACGAGAAGTGTTCTTCGTTATCGACGTTGCTTTGGCTACGTTCACCCACACCACTGCATCAGGCATTGCTCGTATCTCTGGTCTTCCCTTCACATCTGCAAACAGTGGACAAACGAGCCGTGGTGGATTATTGTGGCAGGGCGTTACGAAAGCTCTCTACACCGATATGGCCATGTCGATTGCACCTAACACTGCGTACATTCAGCTTCGTCTTTCGGGTTCAGGCCAAGCACCTATCGACGTACAGCACACAGAAATGCCTTCGGGAGGCACCCCACGGTTTAGCGGCAGTCTGCCGTACCCAACGTAAGGAGAAAGAATATGATCGAGAAGAAATCTATCGTTGATCAGATCGAAATCACTCGGGACGGCTCAATTCAAATCCGCATTGCTTTACTTCTTGTCGAAGATGGTGTAGAGCTTGATAGTAAATGGCATCGTACTCGTGTTGAGCCGGGGGCGAGTGTTGAAGATCAGATGGCGGCAGTGAACCAGCATCTAGTCTCGATGGGGAAAGCCCCGGTAGATACTGCTGCGCTCCTTCCCGTCAAACGAGTAGCAGCTCTTATTCAAACGCCTGATGTTGTGCAAGCGTATGTAGAGAAAATGGAGATCGCAGCCAGTGATGAAGCAACTATTTCTACGCGGCCTACGTCCGTTTTTTCCAGCAAGTGACGCAGCGATCCTCGCAGAAGTCGTCAAACACATTGGCCGGGGCGGCGTTTTCATGGCCTACTCTGCCGGTGCCCCTGTCGGCTTCGCCATTGTCGCTTGGCCCGAGAATGCGCTAGAAACTCCCCAAGTCCTTCACTTCTACTCAGAAGGTCCTGCAGCTAAGACCCATGAGCTGCGGGGCTATGTCCTTGATGCGGTGAAGAAAAGGGGATACAATAAGCTCCGTGCAATCAATGGCTCTGGCGCACCTGACGAGGTGTGGACTAGGGCTTTCCGCCATGAGGGCTGGGAGATTAAACCGGTGAAGACAGTGTTCGAATTTGAGGTAGTGAAATGACAGACGTACTTAAATCAGTGTTTGGAGGTAGTTCGTCTGAAAGCCAGACCCAATCGACCAGCACTCCGATCAACTTTACCGACAAGAACCTGCAGGGCTTGGCCCCAGACCTTGCGGCCTCGCTTAAACAGCTCCTCGGGAGCTACGGACAGCAGACGACTAACGCCGGTACTGGCGGAACAGGCACTACTACGCCGCAGGCTGGTGTGACTGGGCAAGAGCAGAGTTTGCTCGACACCCTTAAGACACAGGTTGGCCCCGGCACGGATAGTGCTGGATACATAAAGGATGTGCTTGGTGGTAAATATTTGCCCGGTCAACCGGGAGCCAATCCGTTTTTCGACGCTGCCGTTCGAGCTGCACAACGTCCTACACTTGAAGGTCTCACGGAAACTCTCTCTCGCGCTCTGCCCGGTCGCTTCACTGCAAACGGACAACTAATTCAGAGCAACGAAGGTGGACAGGGCGGTAGCTCTGCGTTCGACCGTGCTGCGGCTATTGCAACTCGTGGTGCGAGTAATGCTGTGGGCGATATCGCGACGAACATGGGCAACACTGCGTATGGCAGTGAGCGGACCAATCAGAACGTAGCGGCTGGGCTCGATCAGGCTCAGGTCGATCAGACGATTAAAGGCTTGCAGGCTTCGGCTCTGCCTCGGCTCATTCAACAGAACGGTCTCGATCAGGGACTTGCACTCTTCCAGCAGCAGACTTCGAACCTGCTCGATCTGCTTAAGACCATTGGTGGCATTCAGGCTCCGAAGATTGCTAACGCTTCGCAAAGCACTGGCACTTCTTCCTCGTCTACCGAGAAGGGTATCGTCCCCGGACTTTTCCCGAAAGGAATTTAAGCTATGGCCGAAGATAATCCGTTTGGTCGCACGTATAATGCGATGCTCGATCCGAGTAAGCAGGGAACTATCACAGGCTTTATCGGAGGGCTCATGGGCTCTCCGACACAAAGTCAGGCTGCGGGTTCTGCGACTGGGGCGGCGCTGAAAGAACTATCAGCGCTTCGTGCTCAGGGACTTCCAGCACAAGATGCGATTATGCAGTGGTTTCAGACCCCGAGTGGTCAGGACTTCTTTTCGAACGCTGGCCCCGAAGGGATGAAGTCTCTTGCGGATGGCTTGTCAACTATGCAGGCTCCGACGCCGACGCTTAACAACGTCGCAGAAGGTGGACGGCTGTTTAGCACGAGCAACGGACAGACCACGATGGTTGGCGACAACCCGAAGCGATATCCGAACGCGACACTTGGTCCGCAAGATCAGCTCGTGGATGCACAGGGAAATAAACTTGCAGAGAACACGAACGTTAAGGGTGATGAACCGGCTGATGTGCGTAGTTTCAAGTTCTTCGCGAACATCGCCAAGTTGCCTCGTGCTGAGATCGAGCGGATCGCGAAGCTGAAAGCTGATCCGACCAGCAAGGACCCGAACAGCGTGAAGGCTGCGGCGATTGAAGAGCTTGCAAGTAAGTATGGGCTCGATCCCCGCACTGCCGAAGCACTTAAAGCTGATCTTATCACTATCATCCCGCTCAAGAACGAGATCGGTCAGGACACTGGCGATATCTCGATCTATGACAAGTCAAACCCTGCGGCTGGTGCCCAGATCATCT